TACGCCATCGCCTGCGGCGACCGGCCCCTCATCAAGATCGGGCGGACCGACCGGGACGACGTGGGCGACCGCCTCCGCCAACTCCAAACCGGGCAACCCGACCGGCTCCACATCATCTACCGGTGGCCCACCCACGACAGCCGCCACCTCGAACAGACCATGCACGCCCTCCTCCACCAGCACCACCACCGGGGCGAATGGTTCACCATCACCCCCGACCAAGCCCTCAAGGCCTACACCGCCGCTACCGGTGACCGGGTCGTATGGGCTCGTGTGCAGCAGTGGACCCGCACGAAGGCCCGTGCCACGGTTCGGGCAGGACAACGGGCCTGCACACTGGTCGGGGCGTGCACCATGGTCGCCGGGCCGGCATGGCTCGCCATCCACTACATCTGACCACATCTGGAAGATCCAACGCGGCATCACCTTCCGCCACATCACCTCTCAGCCGCCCAACCCCAGAGTGCGTCCGCTGAGGCGTGCGGCCCATACGCGGGAGGTGTGACAGCCCATCACCATGCGTTGCTTCGACCACGGGGCGTGGTAGCGTACCCGACTGACCCTAACTTTGAGCGCGAAGACAACGCGCACGGAAGCCCGATAGGGCCCACCGAAGTAGGCATGGGTACCCACCAGGGGAGGGCATCTTGGTAGGGGAGGGTAGGGCGCAACCGGGCACCGGGTCCTGGTCAGGCACCCGCAACAGCTTCCCACGCAGCGTCCGCCGAGCCATCCTCCGACGAGACGGCGAATGCCAACTCCGCCTGCCTGGCTGCACCGGCGACGCCGACGAAGCCGACCACATCATCTCCCACGCCGACGCCACCCGCGCCGGGTGGGACCCCGCAGACATCGACGACCCAGGCAACGGCCGGGCAGTCTGCCGGGCGTGCCACACACAAGTCACCCGTGCCCAGCAGCAGCGTGGACAGCAACGCCGACGGGCCAGCGGCCTACGACCCAAAGCCCCCCACCCAGGACTCATCCGCTGACACCCCCTGGGGGGTGACCCCCGACCCGGGCCCCACGGCCCACGGACGGCATAGCGCCTGCCATTCAGTACGAAACCTCGATCCGGGGGTGCCCGATCTCGATGCAGCCGAACATCATCGCTGCCACCAGGGCCGAGGTCCGGCCGATCGCTGAGCTGGAGATGCTGCCCGGCAACCCGCGGCGTGGTGATGTGGAGGCGATCAAGCGATCGCTGGGGCGGTTCGGTCTGCGGTACCCGATCGTGGTGCGGGGTGATGTGGTGATCGCCGGGAACCACCGCCTACAGGCCGCCATCGAACTGGGGTGGACGGAGATTGCCACGGTCGACGCTGGGGACCTGACGGACGAGGAGGCCAAGGCGTTCGCTGTGGCCGACAACCGGACATCGGACCTGGCCGACTTCGACGACGAGGCCCTGGCTGCCATGCTGGCCGAGCTGTCCGACGCTGACCTTCAGTTGGCTGCCGGCTATGACGCTGACGCCCTGGCCGCCATGCTGGCTGACGTGGAGCCCCCGAACTTCGATCCGGTAGGCGACGACGACCAACCCCGGCTTGACCAGCGTGCCCCGACACAGTGTCCGAACTGCTCCTTCGAGTGGCGGGTCGGCCCCCGAGGCGAGATCGAGCCCGTATGACCGACCTACGCGTGGCTCCCTGCTCCCATGAGGCGGCAGAGTACGCCGTGATGCACTGGCACTACAGCAGGCGGATGCCAGTCGGGAAGCTCGTGAAGTTCGGGGCCTGGGAGGGTGGCCAGTTCGTGGGGTCGGTCATCTATGGCCGGGGGGCGAACAAGTCCCTATCCAGCCCGTATGGGCTGGATCAGACTGAAGTGTGTGAACTGGTAAGGGTGGCGCTCACCGATCACCAGGTGCCTGTGACGCAGGTGGTGGGGGCGACACTTAGGCGCTTGCGCGAGGTCGGCGGGACGGGCATTCGACTGGTGGTGTCCTTTGCAGATCCCGCAGAGGGGCACCACGGTGGCATATACCAGGCGGGCAACTGGCTTTACCTCGGGCGGACAGCAAGTAAGACGGACTACGTCTTGGGTGATACCAAGCTGAACAGGCGTGCCTACACAGGGCAGCAGTACGGCAAGCCTGGGTCAAAGGCAGCCCTCCCCGTAGGCGCCAAGCCGGTCAAGGTTGCCGGCAAGCATCGGTACGCCTACCCGCTAGATCGGGCCATGCGCCGCCAATTGGCGCCGTTGGCGTTGCCGTACCCCCAACCTGCGGACGAAGGCTCAACGGGAGCCGCCACCCCATCCCGGGTGGAGGGCCAGGTTCGATCCCTGGTGTCCGCTCCATGAAGGGCGCAGGCGGCGGGCGGCCCCGCAAACCGGCCGGCACCACCCGCCACCGGAACAAACCGACCCGGACCGATGTCAAGGTCGAAGTGACGGCCAAGGTCCAAACGATCCCGGAACCGGCCCTCCCCCTCACCGGGGTCCGCCGGACCATCTGGGACACGATGTGGGCCCACCCGATCGCCACCCTGTGGGCCACCGCCGACATCGCCGCCCTCACCCGCCTCGTCATCCTCCAAACCACCCCCGCCGCTATGGCCGACCGCGGGATCCTCGCCGAGATCCGCCAGCTCGAGGACCGGTACCTGCTGAACCCCTACGCCCGGGCCCAGCAGCGGGTGGTGCTGACGACCGACGGGGAACCGGAGGCTGAGGCCAGTGTCTCCGAGCTCGACGACTACCGCCGCCGTCTCAGCTCCGGCTGACCGGCTTTCCACCCTCCCCGACGGCTACCCCCGCCTCACCCTCGGCGAAGAAGCGGCCCGCTGGGCCCATGAGTGGCTGATCCAGCCGAACGGCCCCAGGGCCGGGCAGTCGTTCCGGTTGACGTTCGACCAGTACCGGTTCCTGCTGTGGTGGTACGCCGTCGACGACCAAGGCCACTGGCTCTACAACCACGGGGTCCGCCGCCAAGCCAAAGGCTGCGGTAAGAGCCCGTTCGCTGCGGTCCTGTCCCTCATTGAGTTCCTGGCCCCGGTCCGCCTGGCCCGCTTCGACGACCGGGTCCCGGGCGGGTGTCGCGGGCGGGCAGTCGACATGCCCCTCGTCCAGATCGCTGCCACGGCCGAAAGCCAGACGGCGAACACGATGCGGATGATCAGGGCGTTCGCCCCGAAGAACAGTCCCGTCGTCGCCGAGTACTCCATCGACATCGGCAAGACCCAGTTCTACAAGCTGCCCGAGGGGACCCTGGAGGTCATCACCTCCAGTTCGACAGCGGCCGAAGGGGCCGAGGCCAGCTTCGTGGTGGCCGACGAAACCGAACACTGGAAACCCTCGAACGGAGGCCCGGCGTTGGCCGCGACCCTGGCCGACAACCTGGCCAAGTCGGGGTCCCGGATGTTGGAGACCTCCAACGCCTGGGTGCCCGGCTCCGAGTGTGTGGCCGAGTCCACGTGGGACGCCTGGCTGGCCCAGGAAGAGGGCCGGCTGCGGGGTGAGACGAAGATCCTGTATGACGCCCGCCTGGCGCCCCCCACGACCGACCTGACCGACCAGGAGTCGTTGCAGGCGGCCCTGGAATGGATCTACGGGGACTGTGACTGGAAACGGCCCCACGGTCCCGACGGGTTGCCGGTGCCCGGGTCGAAGCCGGATGTGCGGTCGGTGATGGAGCGGATCTGGTCGCCGAGGGCGCAGCCGGACGAGTCGAAGCGGAAGTATCTGAACTGGCCGACCACGGCCAATGACGCCTGGACCAGCCCACAGGACTGGGCCCTGCTGGCCGACCTCAACCGGGAAGTGCTGGACGGTGAGGACATCGCCCTCTTCTTCGACGGTTCCAAGTCGCAGGACGCCACCGCCCTGGTGGGGTGCTGCATCTCCGATGGGCACGTGTTCACGGTCGGTGTGTGGGAACCGGGGCCCGATGAGGTGGTCCCTGTCCACGATGTCGACCTGGCGTTGGCTCGAGCGTTCCAGAGGTGGAACCCGTTGGGGTTCTTCGCTGACGTCCGGGAGTGGGAGTCGTTCACCAAGGTGTCCTGGCCGGAGGCGTACGCCGACCGGCTACGGGTGCTGGCGGTCCCGGGCGGGAAGGATCCGCAGGCGATCGCCTGGGACATGCGGTCCCACACCTACGAGTTCACGATCGAGTGCGAACTCACCCTGGCCGAGATCGACGACCGGGGGTTCACCCACGACGGACATCCCCGCCTCGGCCAGCACGTGGCGAACGCCCGCCGCCGACCGAACCGGTACGGGGTGTCGATCGGGAAGGAAGCTCCGGACTCCCGCCGGAAGATTGATGCTGCGGTGTGCATGATCGGGGCCCGGATGGTTCGCCGGCGGGTGCTGGCGGCCCCGGCGCCGAAGGTGAAGGCACCGGGGAACGTAGTGGCTTGGGGAAGGAGGTGATGCCGTGCTGAGCGTCGACGAGCTGCGCGAGGTCTACGGCACTCTCCTCGAATGGTGGAGGGCTGAGCGCGCCCGTCTCACCCTGATCCGTTCCTACATGCGGGCCGAGGCGACCGACATCTACGTCCCGAGGGACGCGTCCGACGAGTACCACATGCTCGTGGCGCAGGCGAGGTTCAATATCTGCCCGTTGGTCGTCACCACGGTGGCGCAGGGCTTGTTTGTTGACGGGTTCCGGCCGACTGTCGATGGTCTCCCCCAGGAGGAGCAGTCGCCTCTGTGGGAGGTGTGGCAGCGGAACCGGATGGATGCCCGCCAAACCGCGGTGTACCGCCCGGCGATCACCTACGGCACCAGCTACTTGTCGGTGCTGCCGGGTGACCCGGCGCCGGTGATGACCCCCCTGTCACCGTGGCGGTGCACCGCGATCTACGACGACGATGACGACGAGTGGCCCGCCTTTGCGTTGGTGGCCCCGCACGAGAACACCCTGGCGTTGGGCGCCTACCCGGCGAGGAACCGGCCCCGTGGGTTGGGGGCCCCGAAGGTGCGGGTCATGGACGCCACCCACGTCTACTCGCTCCCGGTGGATGCTCTGGGGAACCCGGATCCGTCGGGGTTCTCCTCGGCTGAGCATGGGCTCGGGGTGTGCCCCGTGGTCCGGTTCCGCAAGATCGACGACGACGGGTCCGCGTCGTTCGGGAAGATCGAGCCCCTCCTCCCGGTCCAGCGTCAGATCAACCAGACCACGTTCGGGCTGCTGATGACTCAGCAGTTCCAGGCGTTCCGGCAGCGGTGGGTGACGGGCATGGCGGTGGAGAAGGACGAGCAGGGCAACGTCATCGAACCGTGGAACGCGGCAGTCAACGCCGTGTGGTCATCGGATTCGGCTGACACGAAGTTCGGCGACTTCGCCGAAACCAGCCTCGACGGCTACCTGGCGTCCCGCCGGGAGTCGGTCCTGTTCGCCGGGTCTACCGCCCAGGTCCCACCCCACAACCTCCTGATCGCCGACGGGATCTCCAACATCGCCGCCGAGACCCTGGCCGCCCTGGAGTCTGCCCACCAGCTCGACGTCGGCGACTACAAGACCAGCTTCGGTGAGGGCATCGAGCAGGGGTTCCGCCTGGCCGGGCGGGCCATGGGTGACGAAGATGCGTGGGACGACATCACCTCCGAGGTGTCCTGGCGCGACACCACCCCCCGCTCCCTCGGCCAGCTGGTCGACGCCCTCGGCAAGATGGCCGCCCAGCTCGGCATCCCGCCGGAGGAGCTGTGGCGGAAGATCCCGGGGACGACCGAGCAGGAGCTGGCCCGCTGGCGGGCGGCTGCCTCGCAGAACGACCTGATGAGCACCCTGGAGGCGATGGCGAATGGCGTTGTCGACCCAGGCGTTGGCGTTGACCCGGCGATACCGCCAACAGCTGGGGCTGCTCAGCCAGTTGGTGGTCAACCAGCTGCTAACACGGTTCCGGTCGGCTGACCCGGCCGACATCGACGCCTGGTTCGAGGCGATCTACCCGGAACTCGAGCGGCTGATTGTCACGGGGCAGGCGGCAGCGAACACGCTGACCGCCCGCTACTTGGTCGACCACGCCGCCGCCGAAGGGTTCCTGGTGGCCCCCACCCTGGTCACCCCCGAGGCCGGGCAGATCGCCACCTCGTTGCGAGTGACCGGGCCGGTGGCGTTCAAACGGCAGATGGCGGTCTCCGGCCTGGAGGACGCTGCCCGCCGGGTGATGACCCAGCAGATGACCGGCGCTGGCCGCCGGCTGATCTTGGCCGGGGCTCGGGAGTCGGTGGCCGCGACGGTCGCCAACGCCACCCAGATCCGGGGTTACCGGAGGGTCACCAGCGGTTCCCCCTGCTCGTTCTGCGCCATGTTGGCCAGCCGGGGCGGGGTTTACAAGACGGAAGGGTCGGCCGG